GAAACGAATACGTCACCACAGACGTTCACTGGTCAGAAGTGCCAGGCAGAGATGAGGCTTGGAAAGAACAGACGATCAAGAACACATCCGAAGCACAGTTCCGTGTTGAGTTTGAGTGTGAGTTCTTAGGATCTGTTGATACATTAATATCACCAGCCAAGTTAAAAACTATGGTATATGATGAACCAATCAATCGTGGTAAGAGAGGCGGAGAGATATACGAAAACCCAGTGGATAAACATAATTATTCAATCACAGTTGATGTTGCAAGAGGAGTAGAAAAGGATTACTCTGCCTTTATTGTCTTCGATACAACAGAGTTTCCATATAAAGTTGTTGCCAAATACAGAAACAACACCATCAAACCAATGTTGTTTCCAAATGTCATTTTAGATTTTGCTAAAGCATATAACAATGCATATGTTTTGTGTGAGGTAAATGATATTGGAGATCAGATTGCATCTATATTATTCTATGACATGGAATATGAAAATGTTTTGATGACTGCTGTAAGAGGTAGAGCTGGACAAGTATTAGGTCAAGGATTCTCTGGTAGTAAGGTGCAACTAGGAGTCAAGATGTCTAAGACTGTCAAAAAGATAGGGTCACTCAACCTCAAGACCCTAATAGAGACAGATAAATTGATAGTCAAAGATTACAATATCATTGCAGAACTCACAACCTTTATTGAAAAATCAAACTCATTCGAGGCTGAGGAGGGGTGTAATGATGATCTCGCTATGTGTTTGGTAATATTTTCATGGCTGGTGATGCAAGATTATTTCAAAGAGATGACAGATGATGATATAAGAAAAAGAGTGTATGACGATCAAAGAGATCAGATTGAAGCAGACATGGCACCATTTGGTTTTATATCTGATGGAGTAAATGAGGAGACATCATTTGTAGATACAGATGGAGATAGATGGCATGTGGACGAATATGGTGACAGATCATACATGTGGGATTACCTCTGATGGAATTAGATGATCCAGTTCTGTTTTTACATGAGAGAAAATGTAGGGTTTGCAACAAAACATACCCACTGACAGAGGGATTTTACCTTACTAGGAAAAGTAGAGGGGAAAAGCCGTCTTCATATTCATATGAATGTAAGTCATGTACAATTAGTAGAGTTAAAACTAAAAGAAAGAATAATAAAACAGACGTATATCCAGACTGGTAGGGGGTTCATGTACTGTTTCCCCAGTGAAAAAGTACTTATTTCTAAATAATAACAGAGAAAACAACTGAGATCTTCGAGGAACACTAACATGGCGCTTAATCTAGTATCTCCAGGCGTTAAGGTAAAAGAGATAGACCTAACAGTAGGTAGAATTGATGGAGTCAACGATCAAGTTGGTGCTATTGCAGGCCCTTTTGAAAAAGGCCCAGTCAATGAACCAGTATTGATTGAGACTGAAGCAGATTTACTTGACACGTTTGGTTCACCTAAATCTACCGATGCTCAATACGAGTACTGGATGACTGCATCTTCTTTCTTATCTTACGGAGGAATCCTAAGAGTATTAAGAACGAATAATACAAACTTATCTAACGCTAACGCACCTGTGGGTGTTGCGATTACTAACCTATCAGTTAAGTCATCTGAGGATTATTACAATAATCGTTCAACAGATACTAACTGGTTCTACGCTGCAAGAAACCCTGGCTCTTGGGCAAATGGTTTAAAGATTTGTACAATTGATGCAAAAGCAGATCAGAGAATTGCTATTGGTACTGATGGTCTACAAGTAGGTTTCGCTATTACTGCTGGTTTCTCAACTAGTATTGCAAAGTCAGATGGAACTGTCGGTATTGAAACTGGATACATTAAGGGTATCATTACAGACGTTCATCACGGAGGAATGATCGATGTTAAGGTTATTGCAAAACATAACGTTTCAACTGATGTTTGGGAGGCAATAGACTATGAAGAAGGTTCTTCAACTAATTCTTTCCAAGGTTACGATGTAGGTATCTACAGCGAATACTTTAGTTCCCCTGCAAGTACAAACCAACCAAACCGTTATCAGATCTTCAATAACTCTGGAGTATCTCAGAGAATTGAAAGAACAAGATTCCAAGCTGCAATCGGTATTGGTTCTACTGAAATACATTTCGGTTCAGATCTTAGTGGATTAAAAGTTGCTCCTGGCGACCAAATCAAATCACTCAACGGTACATACACTGCTGATGTTACTGATGTTCCAGGCGGAGGAACTCAGAGAATCATTATGAATGCTGCATCAACTGTTGCATTTGCGAATACAGACTTCATTATTATGTCTGGTATTGGTAGTGGACTTTACCTAAGAGAAGGAAATACTGTTAAAGATTGGTACAATCAACAGACTCTTGGACTTACGAATAGTACAATCTTCTGGAATCAAATTGCAGAACCGCCAAGTACAACCGAATATGCTAAACAAAGAGATTCTAAGTATGATGAATTTCATGTTTTAATCGTAGACGATACAGGATCTGTAACAGGTACTGCTGGTGCGATTGTAGAGAAATGGGTTGGATTATCAAAGGCACTTGATGCTAAGATATCTCCAAGCACAGATATCTTCTACAAGAACTACCTTGCAAACTTCTCACAGTACGCATTTGTTGGTGCTGCACAGACTGGTATCGGTCTTAAGTATACCATGTTAAGTGGATATACCGTAGACTCTAGTGGTACATGGGGATCTGAAGCACAAGGAAAAACATTCAACGGTGCTGGCCCAAATACATACTCACTTGCAAACGGAAATGATTATGGTTCCGTTGGTTCATATAAGTGTGCATTAGGAGATATTATTTCTTCTTACACAGTATTAGATAACCCTGCTGAGTACTCAGTCAACTATCTAATCCAAGGGCCATCTGGTGGAGATTCAATTTACGAGGCACAGGCTAAGGCAAACAAACTTATCCAAATTGCAACTACTCGTAAGGATTGCATTGCATGTATCTCACCTTACAGGTCAGGTGTTGTTGGTTTAACTAACTCAGATCAACAAACTTCAAATATTATCTCATTCTTTGAGAGTTTGACATCCAGTTCTTATGCTGTATTCGACTCAGGTTATAAGTATACATTTGATAGATTCAACAATACATTTAGATACATTCCTCTTAATGGTGATATTGCTGGATTGATGGCAAGAACATCTATTCAGTCATTCCCTTGGTTCTCACCAGCTGGTGCAACTAGAGGAACGATCAACAATGCAGTTAAGATTGCTTACAACCCATCTCAAGCTCAGAGGGATATGCTTTATCCTAAGAGAATTAACCCTGTGGTATTCTCACCTGGCGCTGGTCTTGTACTATTTGGTGATAAGACTGCACAGAAAGAAGCATCTGCGTTCGACAGAATCAATGTTCGCCGTTTGTTCTTAACAATCGAGGGAACAATTGAAAGAGCTGCAAGATCACAGTTGTTTGAATTTAATGATGATCTCACAAGAACTGCTTTTGTGAATATTGTTGAACCATATCTTCGTGATGTACAGGCTAAGAGAGGTATTTCCGAATTCGTAGTCATTTGTGATGAGTCAAATAACACACCTGATGTTATTGATTCAAATACCTTCAAGGCAGACATCTTCGTGAAGCCTGCACGTTCTATAAACTTCATCGGTCTAACCTTTGTTGCTACAAGAACTGGCATCAGCTTTGATGAAGTGATTGGATCTGTTTAATTTTACTAAATACGTCACGGAGAGGACTTAAAGAAAATGCCATCTAATTTACCGAAGGTCAATCAAAGAACCATAGACTCATTTAGGTCTAGGTTGGTTGGTGGAGGTGCTCGTCCTAACCTGTTCGAGGTAAAACTAGTTTACCCAGAAGGTTTAGCAACAGAGATCTCTAACGAAGAACTTGCCCTAGACACTAGGTTTATGGTTAAGGCCGCAAACTTACCAGCATCGAATATTAATGTTATTGATATTCCATTCAGAGGTAGAAACCTCAAGATTGCTGGAGACAGAACATTTGATATCTGGACAATTACAGTTATCAATGATACTACATTCAGATTAAGAAACGCATTTGAAGCATGGATGAATAGAATCAACCGTGTAGATAATGCTACTGGAGAAGTTTCACCTGTTGATTATCAAACAAATGCATACGTCTACCAGTTAGGTAGAGATGCTATCAATGGTCAACCTAACTATAAAACTCCTGAGAACTATATCGGTGATAGCACTGGTAAACTTCAGAAAGCAATTACTGCTAACTCTGATATACCTGTTCTAAAAACATATAAGTTCCACGGAATATTCCCAACAAACGTAAGTGCAATCGAACTGTCATACGATCAATCGGATTCAGTCGAAGAGTTTACAGTGGATCTACAAGTCCAGTGGTGGGATGCTTATAGAGGGGAAGATACACAATCCTTCTTAACAGGATATAACCAGAATCAATAGACATAACATAATATTTGTGTTATAATAGAATGATAAATAACTGGGACAGCCCAGTAGTAGTGAGTTAATGGCTAAATTATTTGGTTTTAAAATAGAGAAAGACGACGAAAATGCAAAAAGCGTCGTCTCTCCTGTTCCTCAGAATCAGGAGGATTCATCGGACTATTACGTTTCGAGTGGGTTTTATGGCCAGTATGTAGATATAGATGGTGTATTTAAGTCTGAGTTTGAGTTAATAAAAAGATATAGAGAGATGGCATTACATCCAGAAGTGGACTCTGCCATTGAAGATATAATAAACGAAGCAATAGTTTCGGATCAGAATGATTCTCCTGTCGAAATCGATTTGGAGAATCTTCCAGCATCTGCGAAGCTTAAAGAATTAATTAGAGAAGAGTTTAAATCAATAAAAGAAATCATGAACTTCGATGAGAAGTGTCATGAGATATTAAGGAATTGGTATATTGATGGTAGAATTTTTTACCATAAAGTAATAGACATAAAAAGACCAGAGGAAGGTCTTAAAGAAGTTAGATATATTGACCCACTTAAAATTAAGTTAGTAAGAAAATTAAAAACAGATCCTACTTTAAAGGGTGCTATATCACAGATCAACGCAAGACAGCCAACAGATATAGAGAGTCCTGAGATAGAAGAGTATTATCAGTATGACCCTAGCGCAACTAATAGTAAAAATGCTCTAGGTGCTATTGGTCAAACTCCTTTCTCTACTAAACAGAGACCAGTAAAGATCGCACCAGATGCCATCACATTCTGTCACTCAGGTTTAGTTGACAGAAATAAACAAACTATTCTTTCTTACTTACATAAGTCAATCAAGGCACTCAATCAACTTAGAATGATTGAAGATAGTCTGGTTATATACAGACTTTCTCGTGCTCCAGAAAGAAGAATATTCTATATTGATGTCGGTAATTTACCGAAGATCAAAG